GCACCCTGCTGGACGCCACGACGGAGTCGATCCTGAACGGTTCGGTTGACGCCAGCGGTCGTCCGCTGTTCAACGAGCCGGTCTACGCGGGACAGGCCAGCCCGATCCGCGAAGGCAGCATCGTCGGTCGTCAGACCATCGTCAACGACCACGTCAAGAACAACACCGTGCTGGGATTCCAGGGCGACTTCACCCAGGTCATCTGGGGCCAGGTCGGCGGTCTGTCATTCGACGTGACCGACCAGGCGACTCTGGACTTCGGGCAGGCCAACGCCTCGACTGGCGTCTGGGAGCCGAACCTGATCTCGCTGTGGCAGCACAACATGGTGGCTGTCCGTTGCGAGGCTGAGTACGCCTTCCTCGTTAACGACACGGACGCCTTCGTCAAGCTCACTGCGTGAGCCTGACTTGACACCTCCCGAAGGGAGGGGCTTCGGCCCCTCCCGGAGGGCGGCTCAGATCAACACAGACGCACGAACTTAGAGGAGCGGTATAGATGACTACCTACGCTGACGCCACCGACGTGGCGGCGCGCTGGGGCAAGGACCCAGGCTCCCTTGACACCGCCCTGACGAGCCTGATCAACGTACGTCTCGCTGACGCTGAGCGGATGATCAAGCGTCGCATCTCAGACCTCGACACCCAGGTAGCTGACGAGGACTTCCTCGCTGAGCTGAAGCGGGTCGAGTCCGAAGCCGTTCTGCGGCTGGCCCGGAACCCCGATGGATACGCGTCCGAAGGCGACGGCAACTACCAGTACATGCTGATGCAAGAGATCTCCTCGGGGAAGCTGGAGATCCTGCCCGATGAATGGGACAGCCTGGGGGTCACCACGACCGGGTTGTTCTTCATCGACCCGACCACGGTGAGGGCGACGTAATGGCAATCGAACCGGAGCTTGTTCCACAGACCCCGGTGGTTATTGGGGGTCGTTTGTTTGACCCGAAGCGGTGCGTTCACGGCGAGGACTACGACGGAGACGCTAACGGCGAGCACCACTGCGTCCACGACTGGCGGGTCTACTGGGGAAACCAGAATCGGGTGTCCCGGTGAGCCTGCTCGACCGGGGCTCGATGTTTGAGCCCTGCACGGTCTACCCCGAGATCACCGTCACCGACGCTGACGGGAACACCATCACGAAGGCGTCGACCACAGGCATACAGACGCTGGCACGCTTTCAGATCCAAGGCCAGTCAGGTACCGCCAGCCGGCGGGCCGAGCAGAACGACGAGGGGTTTGACACCGAACGGGTCTATACCGTCAGGTTCCCTAACTCGTTCACAGACAACCACGGCGAACTTGGTGCCCAGGCTGTAATCGAGTGGCGCACCGACGCCAGGGGCCTACCGGCCCGCTGGCAGATCTTCGGAGATGTCCAGCGGTACCGCGGCAGTCGGCGGACTGCCCACGTCGTTTACACCATCAGGAGGGCCTAGTGCCCAAGCTGATCAGCCAGAAGGCGATGAACACAGTCGTATCCCACCTCGACGGTGTACGGGACGCTGTCCACGACGAGGCCAAGGGCATCGAGCATGCGGCAGATGCGAATCTGAATGCGGTTCGCGGGACTACCAAGTGGCANAAAATCTACGGCCCAGGCCATCTCACGTCGGTCTCCTCCTCGCGGGGCGAGGTCGACTCGTTCGCCANCTTGCACGCCCCTAACCCGATGGCTATCGAGTTCGGGCACTCACCGTCCGGTGTGTTCGGCCCAGGAGGCCGATACGGGCACATCAAAACGAAAGCCCCCGAGGGGCTCTACATCTTGCACAAGGCGGCAGGATTCGGGTTGGAATAGGAGCAGGGCATGGCCACGAAGACACCCAAACTAGCTCGGGTGCAACGGATTGTCCTCCCCATCCTACGAGCAGAGTTCGCGGACTACGACCGCGCCGTGAAGGTCGGTTCCTGGACAGAGGACATCGACTACCGGGACTTCCCGATGTTCAACGTCAAACGCCTCGGNGGTGCGCGGAACCCAAGTAGGCCAACTCAATTTGGCAAGACTGTAATCGAGTTGACCGTGTACGACGTAGTCGACCTACCGACCACGGAAGACCTGTATGACTGCGCCCTGGAGGCGCTGTACAACGCCGTGAAAAAGCAGACACAGACCCCGGATGGGNACCTGTCGTCAATGAGAGAAACGATGGGGGCCACACNATTTGGCTCCCCGTTCCAGGACTCCTGGCGGGTTCAGGGACTCATCCAACTGGGGGTAAGACCCCCACGAACTAGATAGGAGAAGTGCCAATGGCACTAGATGACGACGCCGCACTGGTTGTAGCACAGGGTTTTGTGTTCCTCAACGACGTAGCCGCGCTGGCCCCGACACCCACCGAGGTCGACACCCTTGACNCCGACACGTTCGGCGCAGATGTCCATAACATCAAGGTCAACACCGACGCCACCAGCGTCACGCTGACAGTCGGTGCCGCTAGCACCGACGACCTGGACCTGCCGGTCACGGCTGAGCAGGTCCAGAACGCCCTTGAGGCGCTGACGACTGTCGGCCCCGGCAACATCGACATCAAGGGTGTCTCGCTGACCGATGGTACCGGCCTGACGGTCGGCTTCATCGGCGACAAGCTGGGGACTACCTTCACGGTCTCCGGTACCGCTACCGGCGGCATCAGCCCGAATGTCACGGTCACCTCGGTGGCCACTCCGAACGGCTGGATCAACGTGGGGCACACCTCGCGTGAGGACCTGCCTGAGTTCGGGTTCGACGGCGGTAAGAAGCAGATGAGGGGCTCCTGGCAGCGTAAGCGGCTGCGCGAGGTCGAGTCTGGTGACCCGGCGGAGGACTCGCTGAAGTTCACGCTTGAACAGTGGGACAGGGAGTCGCTGGCGTTGTACTTCGGTGAGGACGCCGCAGACACGCCGGTGTGTTCGGTGTGTCCGGGGACTTCGTCCCGGTCGAGAAGTCCGTACTGGTGATCCTGGTTGACGGTGACGCCCGCGTCGGCTTCTACGCATCGAAGTCGCAGATTTCGCGGGACGCCTCGATCAAGATGCCGCTGGACAACTTCGCTGGCCTGCCGGTGAAGGCGACGTTCCTGAACTACGGCACCCGCCGTCTGTATGACTGGATCTCGCTGGACCTCCTGTCCTGATCCAGGATTGACAGCTAACGCGCTGGCCCCATAGGGGCGCGCTCTGAGCCCCTCGGCGGATGGCCGAGGGAGCGCCGCTGTCCGATAGACCGGGGGAGGGGTTTACCTTGGCGGGCCTGGCCCCTCCCCCGCCTACCGCTGCCACTAACCAGCCTAGTTTGTGCCCGCCAACCAAAGAAAGGTCCGCTATGACAAACGTATTTACCCTTGACTCGTTCCGCGAAGAGGTCAAGAAGGGCTTCGAGCCGTTCGTGATCGGACTTGCAGACGGTTCCAAGTGCGAGCTGCGCTCCACGCTCCGGTTGTCGGCTGAAAGCCGCAAGACCGTGAAAGACAGCCTCAATGCGCTGTCAGAGCTGGACACAGACGACGACAGCCCCGAGACGATAGACAAGGTTATCGAGCTGGTATCGAAGGTCTTCTACGCCGTTGCTGACAAGCCGGCGAAGCTGCTCTCGGACCTCCAGGACCCTGACAAGCTCATCCAGGTCGCGCTGATGACCAAGGTGTTGGGCGCGTGGATCAGGGAAACCCAAGTGGGGGAAGCTTAGAACTCGCCCGCCTCATAGACGAGGCCGGCGAGTATCTTATACCAGACTTGCAGCATTACTACGGGATTGACCTTCGGGAGTTGTTCGCGGAGGACAAGCCCTTATCCCCCCGCTGGGTGCTGATACACGTCTTGCATCTCCCTGTTGAGTCTGCGTTCGTCGCACAACAACGCGGTGGCGGCATGTTCAGAGGATGGGACGAGGGCCGCTACATGATGGCCAGGTTGATCGACCTTATGTCCATCAGCAACTGGATGTTCCTATGCGCCAACTCAGACCCAGACGGCCGGAAGCCGGAAATGCCAGAGCCGTATCCGATGCCGGACAACATCAAGATGAAGAAGCAGCTACAAGACAGGCCAGGGTCCTTCGGGTTCATCACCAAAACCCTGCTGGCGAAAGCGAAGAAACGAAAAGCAGCAGGAGGCTAGGCGATGTCTGAAGGCCAGGTAGTCGGCACGATCTCGATCAAGGTAACCCCGGACACGAGCAAGTTCCGCAGGGAACTGCACGCCGAGCTGGCTGCCATCGAGAAAGCCGAAGAGGCAAAGGTCAAGGTAAAGGCCGACTTCGACAAGAACGGCCTCACCGAGAAGGTGAAGGCCGCAGCCGAAGAGGCTGGCACCCACGTCAAGATCAAAGCCGATGTAAACACCGGGTTCCTCAAGGGCAAGATCCTCAATGATCTTCGCAACCTGTCAACCAAGATCCGGGTAACCCCAGACATCGACAGGTCGCTACTCCGTGCGCGGGGTGGGTTCTCCCGACGCCCCATCGGCGGAGGCGGAATCGGCGGTGGCCTTAATCAGGTGGCTAACTTCGGCTCGCCGGCCAACCTGGCTCTGATCGCTGCCCTGCTCCCTCCAGCGTTGGCCATCCTGGCCCCCGCGCTGGTGTCGCTCCCCGCGATGATCGCGGGTGTGGCTGCGCCTATCGGCGCTCTGGCGCTTGGTATGGGTGGGCTCAAGAAGGCGGCTACCGAAGCTGGCTTGGCTGTAGAGCTGAAAGACAAGAAGGGTAAACCGACAGGTAAGTACGGGGTTGGGCAGGCTCTGGAAGAGATCCAGACCGGCGTGTCCGACGTTTTCGAGAAGGGGTTCATCCCTATCTTCCGCCAGCTCCTCACTGTGGCGCAGCCTGTCACCACAGCGATGAAAGGCGTAGCGCAGGGGGTTGTGAACCTGACGCAAGGTTTCGTGGACACGCTCACGTCGCCCGCAATGGTGAACCAGATGAACACGCTGTTCGCCAACATCGG